AAACCAAGATCGGTAAAAGCACTCGGCTTGAATATAGTATGAGCATCACTCATGACTTCCCAGTACTTATCTTTTTCTACGTTTTTTATAGCATCGTAGAACTGCTGTGTTTCACTCTTCATAGTCTTCATCTCCTTCATGTGGATCATTATAAAAAATTACGACATGTGCTATTCTATCACTGTTAGGACTGTCGCCGTTCCTTTTCGACATTATAGTTTCAACTTTTGCATGGAGCTTTGAATCTGCAAATCCCCAATTTGTATGACCGAGTATTGCTTCGCAGCACTCATCAATGTCGTCAGTGAAATCTCTACTCATTTTGTATCCCCCTTTTTATAGTTTTAGCTTTTGGATGAAAATAATCAACATCGGAGCCTGTGCTTCCATAAGGCTCAACATATACTTGTTCCTTTTTCTCCCATTGTTTGATCATTTTTAGTAAGCCCTCAGCACACTCGTACCTACCCTCAAGCAAAGCAGATTCCCTTGTATCGTCATCTTCATACAAAGGGTTTTTTCTAACTTCGGATAGTTCGCCTCGTAACCATACTTTTATTTTAGTGACTAACTGATTAGCTAAGTCATCTGGGTTATTCCGCATTTGCAACCTCCTTGGACTTATTAAACAAGTCCATTAAGTTTTCTTCTAAGAATTGAACTTTACCTTTATCGGTCATGTCTTTTTTCTTGTTCATATAATCAATAAGACCGTACTCGATATCAGCTAGTATTTGATCGGAACTATACATTAAGCTTCCTCCCTTTCAATAGGCATGTAACCATTTTCAGGAATATCGGCTTCTATGTAAATGCCATACTCTTCCTCTAAGGTTTCCTCAGATAAAAGAAAGATGCCGTTTTTGCTATGCTTACCTTCCTCAATATTCTCGGTCAGCCACTTACTAGCATCAAGTACAGTATCAAAAAGTTTTACTTCTTGATCTTCTTCACAAATAAATTCTTTGCCATTAAGGGAAATCCCATTAGGGTAGCGAAAGATTCTATACTTTACATCACTCATATTACTTCCTTTCTACGAAGTTTGTTGGTAATTATTTAATAGTAACAACAGAAAAAGCGAAGGACAACTCAAAAGTTATCCCTCGCTCTGAGGTATTAAGCGACTATACGTTGATTATCGCTAGCTATTTCTGCATACTCAAGAATAGTTTTATCAGCTTTAAAAAACTTATCCCTTTCAACAGGTAAACCAAATGGAGGGAAACGTAAATTCTGCAACTCTGAATAACTTACCATACCTAACTCTGGAGTACCCATACCTAAGTCACATAAGCCAAACATATAATCGTTGCCGTCCCACTCACTTATTAGCCAAGTGCAAGCACCACCACCGAAAAACTTAACGACAGGCTTTAAGTTTTCCTCTTCGCTTTGAAAGTTTGCAACTAACTTAGTCGCTAACTCTTTAGTTAATAGCTTCATATTTTTCCCCTTTCTACGAGAATAAGTTAACATTAAATATAGTATTACAAAAGATATTTAGAAAAGCAAATCTTTAGTTTTCGGGTCGCCATTGGCTTCCAGTAAGACTCCCACACTCATCACAGGCAATCTGATGGGTCTCATCAGACAACATCAAAAATGATTGTGAGCCACATAATCCACAGACAACAACCTCAACTTCTCTGGCTACTACTTGTAATCCTGGGAGGGGTTTTGGTTTAGTCGGGAATGGTATGATGTTAGATCCTCCATGAATGGGGGAATTTTTCTTTTTTTCCATGTACAAATGTCCCTTGCTAATTGTTTATCATAATAATAATAGTCTTGATACGCAAGTATAGGATCTGAATTTTTGTATTCTTCAGGCATAGCTTGAGCAAACTTAGTAAACCCCCTTGCTATCAATCCTGTGGGTGGGGATTTAATTAGGTAAAGCACTCGCTCACAGGCATGAATACGTTCATATCGGTAAGTATATTCTTTACATAAAGCGATGCCTAGTCTCCATAGCCACCGATAATTTTCTAATGTTTGTCCAGCCCACAAAGTACAAGGGTGTTTTTGATGAACAATTTTGTATGGTCCTTCTTCATTATACCTATAGAATACTGTACTGAGCATTTGTGTTGTTTCTAAAGGCATTTTGACAATATGCTTATCGCAATGATATTCAGCACATTTCTTATGGTTGTAGTCCAGTACGAAAATGTTCATAACATAACCTACCCTATAAAAATAAGAAAGACCGTTCCTTTGTTATCCGTGAGGAAAAGTTTGCATCTTTTCCATTCTGTCTACGAGACGTTTTGCTCTGTTTGGAACTTGATTAAACCAACGAGAATCTTCCATTTGGATAGAAGCCTCAATCCAATCATTATCGGCAATCGCTTGATTCATCTTTTTAAACTTACCCAATCGTGGTCTACCCATATTGAACATCATATTACACAAAATCAACTGGACTTCATCGGGAAGTTCGTCAAAATTACTGTAGAGTTTTTTGCACTCGTTTATCGTAGTATGAATATCTGCTTGGAAACAAGAGGAGACCCTGTCCTCGGAGACAACAGTTCCTTCGGGTTTTCCATATTCTTCATCCCATTCTGTAATCAAATGTCCAATTCCAAAAGTAGGCAAGCCAAGATGATCTAAATAAATCTCATACTTACACCCTTCATCTTCTTCTATCTCTTTTCTTAATTGATCTTTATCCATTTTAATCTCCTAATGTTGAAAATTGACTCTCTAATTGAACTGTAGGTTGTTTAACTACTCTACCATATTCTATTTCATTTACTGCTCTGGGGTCGTCTTCAAATGTTCCTTCATACGCTGACGGTGACGGAGGGTTTTTTTGCAAATCTAAAAATACTTGTCGTAGCTCACTGTTACCCCCAACCTTATCACCTCGACAAGAAGGACATAACTTTGGTCTTGTTCGTTTATGATTTACATTTTTTAGTTTTTCTCCACATTCAGAGCAATTAGAAAAATCTTTCATTTATTTTCCTCCTTATTTTAGTTCTAATAAAACACTATGTACTACTGCAAAGTCGGGATTGCTAGAAAATTTTCTATATAAATATTCTCTGCCCCGAGTATAAATAGGCTCAGCTAAAGTATTTCCCATTTGTAGTTGTCTTTTACAATGTAAAACTAACTCAAGCATGTCAGCCATTTTGACTAAGTTCCTATCTTTCTCTGTTAAATCTTGTAACATAACAGGGAGTTCTAGGTCTTTTTCGTATTTAAATTCTGCTTTTGAAAATTCTTGTGCTAACTCTGTATACTTCCACTTCGTGGTAGCTGGAAGATCGCCTAACTCAGCTTCTGCTACATCGTGGAACAATAACCAGAGTATCGCATCTTTACTTACATCTTCCCATAAAGTAGTCAATACAATCAATGCTCTCCATGTATGACTGGCAACATTCTGTCCTTCACCTACTTCGGGTCTTGTATGGAATCTAACAACATGACCCCCTTGTAGTCTTCTATGTATTTTTCGTAGTAATAAGTAATCTCCTTTTTGTGAAGATCCCCATTTTATATTATCTGACATGACTTTCTCCTATGTCTGCATGGTTGAATGATTATCTCGTAAACCCCTTGTCCAAGGTTTATCGCTTAATGTTTGTTTTGCCTCACCCCAATTTGGACCGAGCTCCGCATCTACAATACTTGGTACTTCAAGAGAGACACAAGTTTCCATTATTTCTGTTATCTTTTTTACTTGTGCTTCATTTTCTACACTTACATCAAGTTCATCATGCACTTGTATCATAGGCATAATTCCCTCTTCAGCTAATGCAACCATCGCAGCTTTTGTCTGGTCAGCAGCACTCCCCTGAATTAGTTTGTTTAAAGCTTTATAAGTGAATGCTCTTTTAATAGCTGGACCATGTTCAGCATAAGCATCTTTTTGAGTCATAGGTTTCCAGCTACCATATTGAGTTGGTTCCCATTTATCAAACCTACATCTTCTACCTAGTAAAGTACGGATAACTCCTTTTTGTGTAGCTCTATTAATAGCATACTCAGATAACTCTTTTACAAAGGGTACTTTTTTATGATAAGTAGCAAATAAGTCTTGTGCATCTTCAAAGTCTAAGCCTAAACTTGCTGCGAGCTTCTTACTTCCCATACCATAAAACAGACCTAAGTTAATATCTTTAGCCTGTTTGCGTGGTACTCCTACAATATCAGCAGCCATCTGATGGAAATCTGTTCTGGCATCTATATTATATTGGTCTGCAAACTCTTCTGCCCCTCTAAAGCCCATGAGTTTTGCATAATGTACCACCAATCGAGGTTCTTGGCTTGAGTAGTCGAATGCACCCCATAACGCATCTTGTTCTGGTATAAACAAACTACGAATAAGTGGACCAATTTCACCATGCCTAGCAGGGATTTGTTGTAGATTAGGGTTACTATAACTGAATCTTCCTGTTACTGTACCACCTTGATCACTGCGTAAAGGGTGAAGTTCAGCATGAATCCTACCATCTTTCTGGTGTTTTAGTATAGTATCTACAAAAGTTGTTCGTGCTTTATTAAATTCTCTAGCTTGTACAATCATTTTAGGGACTTCATGTGGGTGCGTCGTTAAAAACCCTTTAGTAAAGCTAGGAGCTCCTGTCTTTTCTGTTTTACTGTAACCTAACCCAACAGCATCAAAAGCTTTAGCCACACTCTCAGAAGCCCATATTTCAACTTCTACACCTGTGATTCTTTTTATTTCTTTCATTAACCTGTGTTCTTTTGCTAATAAATCTACTTTTATTCTTTCAGCTTTATGTAAATCAACCCGAACACCTTTTGCTCTCATAGGGATAATTGTTTTAAGAACCTTGAGTTCAAGGTTAACGATATCTGAGATATCTTCTTTAATTATTAATCCTTTAAAATACTGCCATAATCTTAAGGTTAGTCCAGCATCCTGCTCAGCATATTTACCTACATAATGAGCAGGAAGTTTATACATTTCGCTTTTAGCATTTACTCCAAATGCCTCAGCAGCTTCTCTTAGGTCAACTTCTGACTTACGTTCTTGTAAATAATCCCTGCCTATCGCATTAAGGGCATAACTGAATCTATTTTCATCCAACAGGGGGGCAACAACCATTGTATCACATATTCTACCTTTAATTTGTACTCCCTCTGCGAGTAGCCAACCTACATCGTAAGGAGCATTATGAAAAATATAATCCCTATCTACAGAAACAACTTCTTTTAACCAATGTAATGTTCTCATAGGGTCAAAGTTTGAACCTATCTCATGCCTAATGGGAAAGTACCATTGACTACCCTCAACAGCTACGGCTACTCCAATTATATGTCCATCTTTTCTAGCCCACCCTGACCCCATTGTTGTTAAGTTAGGGTCTTTTGTTTCTAAATCTATAGCTACTTCTTTATACTTAGCTAAGTCTGGGTAACCATCTGGCATAACCCAATCAATCGGGGGTTGAAATAAAGGTATCTGCATTACTTTTTATCCTCATAGGTTTAGGGGGGCGACACTTTTTACACATCGCCCATTTATTTTTAAGAGTACGAAAGGTAAGTGTTCTTTCATCTCCACATGTATCACAAACTGCTTTTATCTTCTGGTCGAGTGATTCCATTTAATCTTACTTCTGCCTCCACTAATAATAAGTACCTCCTTAAATCTTGTATGTCATCTAATATACCCTCTGGGCGAGTATCTTCCTTTATTGCTTGGAAAACATCGTAATTAACTTTTGTTACTTGGTTTTCAAGCCTATCCCATTTACGAGCAAGCATCATAAAAGCACCTACACCACCTCGCTTTTTCCAGCTATCACCGTAAGATTGCTCGGCTTCATGTAACCCTTTTACATCTTCTGTTGCTAAAACATTTACTTTTTGTATTATCTTACTTCTAGTACTCACTTCAGTCTCCTCTCTAACCATTCTATACAAGCCCTCCTCCATGCTCTATCATTTATTCTTGATGCAAACTTTAATGCCGTAAGTAATTCTTTCTTTTTCCAAGCTTCCCATGACTTCATCATAGGTGTAGCTGTATTTGTAAGATAGGTATTAGTTAATCCTTCTATTGTATAATCATCAAACCATTTATACAACTCAGAATCAAAATTATGAGCATTATCTATTAATGGTGGCGAATTATAACTTAGCCCATCTTCAGCTAATAAAAGGTAAGGTTCATAATCAGGCTGAAGAGAATACAAGTTTAGTTTTTCTAATACATCTGTATATACATGGAGGTTATTACTTATTTGATAATACATACCTATTTTATTACCTGTCATAAGAGCCATATATTCTAACAAAAAAGACATATGTACAGCATTCGCTCCATAAGCACCCCAGATCATATCATTACTTCTGTTTACTACACTCATATTAAGGTAACCTTTTCTAGCCCAGAAAAAGACTTGTGTATTACAAGGATAATCTACACCTGTATTTGTTGAAGTTAAATCAACATAAGGATCCCACATACCTATTACAACTCTACGGTCATTGGGGTACTCTACTAATCTATTTTTAGCTATATTTAATTGGTCTACACCAAAATGCTTCCTCCAACGATATCCGTATGCCCCATGAAAAGTAATACCATCATCGCTATAATTATTTATTCTTCCATTAAATTGGCTAATCCACTCTACATCATTACGACCAGCTAACATCCATAAGCTTTCCATAAAATGGAAGTATGGGTTAGCATCACGTTGAGGGTAAAACAATACTCTTTCCCAACTGTGTGTATACTCTGTGCAAACAGGCATTGGAAACTCTAAGGCTTTACCATTTCTAGTATTTACTTCTACCCCTGTGTTTTGGATAACCTGTATACCATGATATAAAGCCTCACTAACACCTCTACTATATATATTGTACAATATGCCCTCCTATGGCGAATGAGTTATTATAGGGTATGTTTGTACCCTATAAGTTAATTGTGACAGTCAGAGCCTAATCGAGTGGCTACTCAATGTTTAAGAACTGCCTGTATTGGTTACCTATTATTATAGGGTCGTGTAATTTAAGAGCATTATACCCATTTTCTCTAATCGAGGGTATAGAATCAGAGTAAGCCCCATTGAGTAGTGTAGCTAATTCTTCTGGTGAGCCAACAGCAAAACAGTTATAATCAGGCTTCATATCATCAGGTTCGTCAAGTATCCACTTATTATGTATAATAGGAATACATCCTGCGTTCCAAGATTCTAAAGCTGTGTATTGTGTCCCACCACCATCACCTACTATTTGTGTCATATCTACATTAAACACATAATCTTGCATTAGTTTAAATGCAAAATCGTTTTCTCTTGGGTAATGGGCTTTAGATTGTACCCACTCTGGATATTTTGGCACTATTTTAAACCGAGTAAAAATTCTGTTTTCAAAACCTCTTATATTTATTTTCTTATCTTCAGCTAATAACCTATTAGTATCTAATAATATTTCAGTATGCTTATCAAAATCAATACGCGAAGTACTTACAGCACCCTTTCTATCAAGGTTAGTATGCTTAGGAAAAGGTGTATAAGGGTGACGGATAAAGGTTGCTCCCTTAAAAGTTCTTGCACCTATTTGTCTAATGACAACGCACCTTTTAGGGTCTAAATCAACAGGTAAGTTTTTTAATTCAGTTGGGTCATGAACAACTATACTTGCACCTATATCGTATAACATTTGTGTTTCTTCTTTAAACTGCTTTGCCCCAGCGACAACTAGCTTAATCGTTTCTTTGTATTCATTATTAACAATGGTTTTACGATTTTTAGCCTCAGCCATAGAAATATTTCTATAATGTTTACCATAACCAAACTCACGGCTTTTGCGTTCACTCTTTGGTCTTATCTTAAACAGGGTACATTTAACTCCTACTGCATTAAGGGCTTCTATCAAATGATTAGTATAAGTAACCCAACCTCCATAGGGGTTAGGACTTAAATAAAATAAATCTACATGCGTCATGCTACAGGTCCTTCCAATGTTTTCCATTTGTTGTAATTTAAAAGTGAACTAAGATGGGCATCGTACTTACTACGAGGTGTACCTTGCCCTAATCTAACTCTTTCATACTTATCCCACTCACATAAGCTATGCTCTATAGTTCGCATATCTACATTTTCAATGGAGACTACATTTCTAGTACCCTGTGCAATATCTAATACTTTTTTCATTTCTATATTAGACTGAACAGCAGTTAGTCCTTTAGTAAGGGGTCTATCGTATAACCTGTTTAAGCCTCGTTTTGCTCCCGGACCTGCGTTCGCCCAAGTAAAACGGTCTGTCGCCTCGTCCAGTATGCGTGTGTAGTTGAGATCGGTAACCACTTCGTAAG